GGGCGGCCTTGTAGCGGGCCTCCACATCCTCGGGCACCTGCATGCCGAATCCGGCCGTCAGGTGGTAGCGGGCCATGTCGCAGACGAAAGCCCGCAGGGGTTGGGGCACGCCCGCCGTGGTGTCCAGCGGCACGGCCAGGCGCACGGCCAGGTAGCTGTCCGCCTCGCGGCTGGCCTGGTCCAGGGCCGTGGCCACGCGCTCCACGTCATAGGCCGGGGGCTGGTCGCCTTCCCCCTGATTATCCGCCTGCGGCCAGTCATCCGTGAACACGGGCGGGCCGCAGGCGTCCAGGGCATCGCTTTCCGGCAACGGGGCCAGCCCGATCAGCTCTTGCAGGCCGAAACGGGCCGTCATGTCCGCCGGGCTGGCATAGTGCGACCGAAGGCGCTCCGCAGGAGCGTGCCCGTCCGAGCGCAGCGAGCTACGGGCATCGACAGCAGCGCTTGCCGGGAAGGCGTCAGGCATGGGAGCCCTCGGTCGTGTGGGCTGCGGGCTGGGCGGTGGGCGGCGTTTCCCCGGAGGGGGAGCCCGTGGCGCTTTCCGGCGTGGGAGCCGCCTGTGCCGACACGGCGGGAGAGGGCTGCGGGTCGGGGGACAGTTCCGTGTCCTCGGGGTCCATGATGGCCACATCCAGCCAGGGGTCGGCCTTGAGGGCCGCGTACTCCTCCGGCGTTACCTGCATCAGGCAGCCGCTGGCATCAAAGGTCATGCCGCAGCGGCAGCGCCGGGCCAACGGTTTTTTGGCTTTCACATGCACGTTCATGGGGCACCTCTACGCGGCCACCACGGCGGGCAGCAGCCAGGGCACGTTGACGATGGTGGCGGCATCGTACCAGGGGTTGCTCTCGCCGCCGCTGACCAGTTCCACGGCAATGAGTTTGCGGGCGGCGGCGTACAGGGTGGGCGGCACCACCAGCAGGGTGCCCGCCTTGCCGCCGGTGCCCAGGCCCAGGGGGCGGCCGCCGTCGGCCTGGAAGGACTGCATCAGGCCCAGGGCCTTCTCGAAATTGGCGGCGGTCAGGTCGTCACGCACGGCCACGGCCTGCTGCCAGAAGCCGAAGCCCACGTTGCAGCGGTAGCGCACGCCGTAGAGGTACTGGTCTTTCATGAACACGGTGTCGTTTTTGCCGTCCGTGATGGCTTGCAGTTCCGGGCTGGTGCGCTCCTGGAAGATCAGCGGCTTGAGGGTGCGGGACACGTCCAGCAGATACCAGGGCGTCTTGCTCTCCGGGCTTTCCGCTGCGTCGATGAGGTTGGACACCGTGGCATTGCCGCCGGTGCCGTCCACGTTGACGGCCACGGGGTGGTCCTTGTCGAAGAAAAACTGACCGTCGTAGCAGTTGGTGGAAAATCCCTTGCCCAGCAGGCCGAAGACCAGCTCGTCGGGATGGGTGGCGGCGGCGTAGCCCATTTCCTCGAACATGGGCGCGTAGATGCCCAGGTTGTCGTCCTCGATGTCGGTGCGCTTCACGCCGACGGTGCCCTCATAGAGCTTGTTGGTGACGACGTAGCCGTGCTCCTTCATGTCCTTGACGGCGCGGTCGCCCACCCATTCGGACAGTTTGGGGAACTGGCCCAGCCAGCCGTAGGTATTGCTGGCACTGGTGCTGGGGATTCGGGTAGCGACCTTCTGCCAGTGGCCGGGCGCGCGGCCCGCGCCGCGTTTGTACGCGGCATTGAATCCGGTACGCAGACCGGACAAGATGCTGTCGGTGACGATGGGCATTTATGCCTCCTCCGTGGCCTGTCTGGCCTCGATGAACTCCTCGCGGGTCAGGCCGAGGCGCTCGCAGATATGCAGCTCCTCGGCGGTCAGGGATACCGTGCCGGGCTTGTCGCCCGCCGGGGTCCTGCCTCCGGTCTGGGTGCCGGTCAGGGCCTGCACGGGCGGCTGGGTGGCCAGGAATGCTTTCAGGGCATCGGGGGCCGTTTTGGCCAGGCTCTCGGCCCAGCCCTTGGTGGCGGCGGTCAGGCGTCCGTCTTTCAGGGCGGCCTCGATGTCGTCCTTCAGGGCGGCGGCCTGGGCCTCGTTTTTCAGTTTCGTCAGTTCGTCGCGCAGCTGGGCAGC